AGTCGCTGCACTTCTGGATCTAATTGTTTAAAGGCCGGAGATTGAACAAATTGGGTGTAGTAAGCGATGTATTCTTTCGAGGCCCCCTCTTTTGGTGGGACAGCTTCGCCAGCATTTATCGCTTGAATCGTTTGCATCGCTTCTTGGTCTCCACCTGATTCTCCAATTTGCAGAACCTCTTGGGCATACCTGTCTGGCATGAAGAGGAAGTAGAATAATCGCTTGGCATATTCACGAGGTTTCTCAACGTGCCACTTCTCAGCGAAGGAGAGAGGGTCAATCCGACCGCCTATTTTTGCCAGTTCTACCGCTTCCGTGCGATCGGTCGCCTTGTCGTCCGGATTCATGGACCCAGTCTGTAATCTGATTTCAATTCCATCCTCAATTTTATCAGAAGAGAAAGCAATGAAAGCAGTCTTGCCTGTTTCTTCCCCAATGTACTTAATAAACTGTTCCTCTGTGGCAAACACCTTATAAAGTTGAGCCATTTGTCGATAAATATTCAAGGCCCCTCGTTCCATCGCTTCCATAAGGGTAGAAATACGTCCCAAATCCGACCGTTGGGACATCACTTCTTGCCCCAAGGTAGGGGAAGTGCTTTTCTCCCCCCTTAACGGGGCATGAGTGCCGAATATATTATCGATTTCATTACGGGTGTCAAACTTGTCCTCAACAACAAATCGTGGAAGTTGGGCCGGTGGGGTACGCATGAAGGCCATGCGGACATCTCCCTTACACATGATGTTTTGGTTCGGATCATCGATAAATTTCTGGGCGTCAGCGGCATCAATCATCATTGTGTTGAACACCTTACAGGAGTTAGCCTTATCTGCGTTAGTGACAATTTGGAGCTGGCGTTTTTCGAGATTGTCTTGAAGAGACGCCGCTTGTTCCGTTAAGGAGGTATCGTCCAGCGCATACTTGCCTAGGTTAAGAAAATTAAACAAGGTATAAGGCTTGGTTGGCTTGTCTAAAAAGTTGGTCTTTTGGCCGTTTCCTTTATAATTGTAGTTAGGATTCAGGCCGTAGTCGAAAACTAAATCCTTATATTTCCACGTTACCCCTTCGGCCTTGTTGCCTTTCTTATCGAAAAAGGAAAACCATACCTCATAATAAGAAAGGGGGGAGGCCATGTTGACCTTAGGCGTTCCTCTCTCCCGTGCCACCAATGAGTAAATCTCGTCTTTCTTGTCTGGAAATTTAAACCCTAACTCTTCAATGGTTTTGGTTATCAATTCTCCGATCAATGGGACATCGTTAGGATCAGAAGCTTCTGCGTCTAAAACAATTTTGTGGGGTCTGACAAAATTCGCTATCACGTCTCCAGTATAGGTACCGTCACCTTTTAATCTTCCGGCATCAAAATCCCAAGAAGCTTTTACGATCCCAACCCGATAACCGATCAACAGGTGACGGGCAACCATTTGTAAGGTGGCCTTTAAATACACATCCTCCGCCCGTCTGAACAAAACCTTACCAAAGTTATCAGCCAGTTCCCTTGAGGCATCGGTGTCCTTCGCCTCTACCACCTCAGGAACCGGGATCTTAGAGACCAGATTTGAAGCCAAAGTTTCAGTTGAAACAAAGATACGGTTGTCACGGGCGGGAAGTTGGAAGGAATAAATTTGGTCGATTTGGCCGGAGACTTCAAGGTTTTGGTTTAACCACCGTTTTTCATTTTTGTCTCTTAAGTTAGTAAGATCGCAAGTCTTGTCCCAAAAGGTAATCCCGTCCTCAATCCGCTTGCCAATAATCCGATTAACCTCATCTTCGTCCAGCGATAAAGAAAGAGCGTCAACATGAGAACGAATATCCTCCTGTTCTGGAAGAGTTGAAGTTTCATTGGGTCCCGACATAGCCTAATTATAGCATTTACCAAACGATCCGATATATGATTTTGCAGTATTTACACATCGTCTCAATCGGAGCTTCGCTTAATGGCGCTTCAGGGGAATCCACGATCATAGCAATATCTGATTCATATTTAAAAACAATCCGAGAACAGTTGATACAACGGAAGGTCCGCAGCTCGTTAGATCGGTAAGGTAAAATGAATACCGTGATGTAACGGCCCTTGCCGCTGTTCGGTTCAGCATAACAAGGGGCTTCTCCTGTTTCAAATACTCTCATCTTTTACGCATCGCCCTTTCTGCCACTTCTTTTAAGTCTAAAGCAGGGATGGTCATATCTGCTGTTGCGGTAGGATGTGCAGAAGAACGAGTGCTCTCTGGTCTTGGGGCATCAACGATATGGCCGCTGCTCAAGGTCATCTCCATCGCTATCCGCCAATAGACTGTCGCATGGGCAAAATGATCTGGCTTGCCTTCGATTACTTCCCAAGTCGGTTTCATAATTCCCATTGGTGTCGGTTTGATTACCCGGTAAACATTACGCCAATGATAAATATAATCCTCGAGTTGCCTTTCAGTCAAATTAAAAGTAATGTCGCGGGCGTTGATAGAAGCAACCACGTCATCGATGACTTTGGTGCGGTCTGACCTGACGGTACACTCCTGCGAATCCCACCTGATAATCCCTAACTTCTTTTTATCCTGCTGGTAATAATGGATGAATACTCTACCGGGGTACTTCATCGCCATCTTTTGAGGGATGTGTGGATAGGGATTGGCGTCAACAACCATTATGGCATTGTAATGGTTCCGCATCCTCTCAATCTCGGCCCAATCCTCTGTTTCCCCTACTTCAAAGATACCGAACTTGTTGCCGATCACATAGGTCTTGTTGACCGCGTTATCAACTCCGATGGCGACGTTGGTTCGAGGATTATAACCCGGAGCCAAACACTTAATAATGGCCTCTCTGGTCACGGAAGTATCCTTAGAAACATATGGTTCTCCTAAGGTGAAATTATGGAAGATCTCAGGATCACCGAGAGAATCATCGATTATCTTGTCGGCGCTAATCCAAGGGATAAACATTTGTGAAATCCAATAACCGGAGATATCAGAATCTCTCTTTTTCTTAACCCACCGGCCTTTAACCAAAGAATGTCGAGGCAAAGTCCTGTGGCACTTAGCACAGATACGGACCTTTTTATCAAAGTCGATATTGTCTGGAAACTTCAAATACCAGTCATGCCTACAATAAGGGCACTTAACGAACCAGTGTTTTTGGTCAGAGCGTTCCCACCAAACATCAACACCATAACCGGGGATAGAAGGATTACTGAACTGCCATTCCCACCCTAGGTCCGGATTCTCCCGTTTGGCATCATCCAGTCTAGAACGGTAAGTCTTTAAGACTTTTTGATTAGAACGATCAAATTCATCGTTTATCAAAATTGAAGCAGAGATGGAAATGGCTTCAGTCTGCTCATAAGAACCTCGGTAATAAATGTAGCGGTCGGCAACTTGTTTTAAGGCCACTGTGTCCACCCCGACCAAGTCCTTTAAGACTTTGTTGCGGGCGATTAAAGGATCAATCTTGGGAACCACGAAGTCCTTGCTCATGTTTCTGCTGGGAAAGGTATGGATGATATTCGCACCGGCAAAGCGGGCCAAATGGAAAGAACGAATAATCGCCAAAGTGGACCAACCGACTTGCGCAGCTTTCTTGATAACCTGCTTCGGAGTATTGTCCAAATAAGGATCAATCAAAAAAGTGTGGTCTTTGAATTCAATCGGGTTGCCGTTCTCGTTCTTGAGGTTGTTCTTGAGTATCCAAGCAATACAGTTGAACGATTCGATTTTGTCTAAGTCGATTGTCCTTGAGGATCTCACCGCTTAATTATATCTCATTTACAACCAAACTCGCATAAACCAAAAGCCCGGCCATGTTTACATAAATTTAATTTATTAACCTTGGGGATATATTCAGTTTCGATATGTTTTAATTCTTTACGGTTGGCATATACCCGACATTTAGGTGAACAGTATAAAGCAGTCTTTCTAAGCGGAGTAAATTCCTTACCACAGTATTTACATTTCATATAATTAGCGTAACAGATAGCGTAACAATAATCAAGTTAGCGTAACAGAAGATCAGGCATGCTAATTATTAGCGTAACAGTTACTTTACCTTAGCGTAACAGTTACTTTACCTTAGCGTAACAGAAAAATTCAAATTTGGATTAGGGGTGTCACTGGATTCAAATGGCCGATTTTATGTGTATGGGCTAGGGTTTAAGGGGGTGTCCGCCGATGGAACCAAGCGAGGGGGGTATGCCCCCATCCGTAGTCAAGAAGGATAGAAGATAAGACATAAATGTAATAGGATATATATATAATGGCAAGAAAGGAAGGCAACAAGGTACTAGGAATATTATGTGGACTGTTTACTATATATAATAGTATGCGGACACTATATATAATAGTATAACGGTAACGGATTGTAACGTTAATTGTTCCGTTAATTGTAACGGCTTACTGGTGGGATAAGCTAAAAAGGGGCTATTTGAAGCTATAATAGCTTTATTATGGTCAACCCGTTTTTTCCTTAGTCTTTACTCTTTCCCATTGTCTTATTCTCTTAATATGTTCTTTATTGATAATTTAGCGCTTTCCAGATCAGATTTATAAAGGCCAAAATACCCAGCCCGTCGAGCCAATACCACGCATAAAACAATCCAAAAACAATCAATAACACCTTCTGTATTAAATCCATGCGTTTAGTAAAATAACTATACTGGCTACGGCCAAAATGATCGAGTAATTACGCCTGATAAAGCCTCTTGATTTCCTGCCGTTCAACACTTGATAGCCCGCGATTGTAATAATTATCATTTTTTCCTCCTTTCTTAATTATATAATGGCCTATCGCTCGCCCTCGTTTCAGTCCGAGGGCAAGGGCAAGCCGTTATTTCTCGTTCTTGCTCGCCTCTTTCTCCTTCTGCACTTTGGCCTGAATCATGGCCGATACCAACGAAGCTCTGTAGTCTGTGTTATTATCATCAGAATAAAAAGCACCCGCGAGCTTCGCCGGTTCAACTTTCAACAGTTGAGCCAAAGCTAGTACAATAGTTGGCAGTTCGTCAGCTTTTAAGACTGCCGCCCTGATCGCTTCTCTTGTCGTCATTTTGTTTTTCACCTCCTTTCAATCTGTTTATAATTTCAACGATCATTAAATACTCGTTCAATTCTCCCTTTTTCTTCAACCTGTCTAGCTTCCTCCCTGCCTCTGCGGGTGTAATTTTCCCCTCTCTTGCCTCTTTCAATATTTTATATATTAGCTTCATATTTTATAATTTACGGCGTTTCAGCTTGTCTTTAAGGCGTGCTAGTTAGCCACCGCTTAGGCTATTTGTCTAATAATCCGGCTATTTTCTCCAATAACACTTTGATCTGGGTTAGCCTGTACTCGATCAAATTGCGGCCTTCCTCCCTCTGCTCGCTGGTCTTTTCCCTTCCTTTGTTCCTCTCTGTTGTCGTCTGTCTGTATTCGGCTAGGTTGCCTACTTTCTCTATGTCAGATATTACCTGCTGGCTCCGGTTGGCAATCTCCCCAATCTTGTTCTTTTTTACACCGGCGGCCAACAAGGTTTTTACTAGCTTAAAATCAGCCTCGGATAATTTTTTCCATGATTTCCTTCTCATTTTTTCACCTCCTTACTCGTCAGCGTTAGCTGTGAATTAGATAAGTGCTTTGCGTTTTCAAGATAGTATGGGATTGGGAATTTCCTTGTCTTTAGGGTGTCGAGTATTCGCCTATATTCTTGTTCTAGCTTGTTCTCTTCTGCCTCCGACTCAAAGTAATAGCCAACTAGCCTTTGATAAATGGCGTTTGCTCTAGTTATCAATGCGCTATTTGTATACTTGCTCGGTTTTTGTATCGGGATAATGTCAGATGCCTCTGTTATGTGGCCTTTTGCTTTCCTCTTTTTTAACCTCCAGATACCCCTGCCTGTTTCTTCGTAGTCCTTCCGCCAACTGCCGACTCCGCCCCTACTTGGGTATGTGTATAGACTGGGCCTTTCTATCTCAAAGATTTTTATTTTCTTCGCGCTGATCTCGACTCCGGTGTCATTTTCCAATTCTTCAAATATATAATCCTTTCGGCCTGTTTTTTGGGTGAAAAAATTATAGTAGGTTCTTTCGCCTAGCAAGGCCGCTTTCAATATATACTCGGTTGAAGCAAAATATATAATCCCTGTAGGGATATGATAAGCAAGGTGCAGTGGATTATCAGAGGCTACTAGGTACAAATTGGGTTGCGACTGGTCAATAATTGCAAAAGCTAAACCGCCCCGAATTGCTTTGGTGGCTTTCTGAATAGCTTTTATTATGTTTGGGGTTTTTTGTTTTCTGTAGAAATAATCAACCAATTTTACAATGACCTCACTATCAACTTCTGCGTCCCTGTCCAGCTTATACTCTCTAAATATATCCTCGTCATTCGTCAATATTCCATTATGGACTACGGCTAGACCTGATTTTGTAAATATCGGATGGTTGTTTTTGTTTTCCTGCTCCTTCCCCTTTGTGCTCTGCCGTGTATGGCCTATCAGTATTTGCGGGTTTTTCTCTTTTGTAAATCTCTTATACTCTCGGCTCGCTACAAATTCCCCAGCACTTACGGCTTGCTTGATAACTTCTAATTGCCCGCCCTCTATATAGCCAATTCCGGCGGCGTCAACTCCCCTCGAAGCCGAGGCCGTGAGCAAGTCCGACAAGTGGCTTTTTGCTTCTTTGACGTTCTTTCCCTCTGTGTAATATCCAGTTATACCGCACATATTCTCGTTTTCCTTTCTTTGTCCTCCACCTGTTTTTTAATAACCGCATAGCTGTTAATTAAATCCTTTATCCTGATTGGCGTTGTTTTGCCTTTGTTTGTTGCTTTCCATAGCTGGGGATTATTAAGCAAAAAATACAAAATCGCCAAAGATTGACATAGGTGGTAGTTCTCTTTCCTGATCTTGTAGCCAAATCCTAAACTAATACGGCCATACTTGATATCAAATTTAACTCTTTCTCCTCCCTCGCTTTGCGCTAGTTTCTCAGCGATAAATAAAAACCGCCTGACCCTCCTCCTTCTTGTTCCGTCTAAAAAGGGGCATTTTATAGATATATCCAAGTTTTTATTTTTGTGTATGCCGTAAACCATCACGCCGTTAATCTCTGGCTGGGTTTCAAATACTTTTTTATTTGCCAAAAATAGCGAGATTGACACGCTTCTGGCAAGCTCTTCAATGCGTAACTGGTTCTTGCCGTTTGTCTGCAAAAAGAGATCAGAACTTTCATAGCTAGTGCGGTGTTGAGCTTCTCGTATCTGTGTAACCTGCTGATACTTCATCGCCTCCTTGCTTGCTTTTTGATAATATCGGATTAAATTCATCAGCCTGACAACTCGCCTTGTGATCTTAAATCCCCAACCCTTCCGAATATCCGTGCCTAGTAACAGCCTTCCGTTTCTGCTTGAATTGATTAAGTAGTCAATATCTGCCCTATACTTGGGATATAGTGTTAAATTTTTAATAACTCGGTAAAATGGAAACAAATGAGGTCTTAATATTCTTGTTTCGTGAGCCATAAAAGCACGACTAAAAAATTGCCCCTCCATGTTTACTTTTTCCGGTAGTTTTAGATCATTCTCTATGGTGTCATATGCCACACTAAAAGCAGTTGTTAAAATTGCCCTTGTTACCCTCTCGCTGGCAAGCCAAGAAGGTAGGGTTCTATATTCATAACCGCCGTAGGGTTGTAGTCTTATATCTGACAATGATCCATAACGTAGCCGTCTATATATTGCCTCATCATGCTTTTCAATAAACAAAGTAGGGAAAGATAATAATAAATCTAAATTATGCCCTAAATCACGCACTATCTTAGAGCCTTCCGACGCTGATGATCTAAAAAATGGATGCCCGAAATGAACATGACCCCCGACGGGTAAATCCTTTGACACGCTTTTAAAAATCAGATCAAAAAACGAGGGGTAATTTTTTCGTGCTTGCTTCAACAGTTTTTTTATATTTTCGGCGTGTTCTATCGGGTCATTGGCTGGCTCCGGTCTTATTTCCATTGTAGAGATTGCGCCGTCTGTTCCGAACTTCATTTGCGTCAAGCTCGCCCCACGTCTTAGCTTGTACTCTCTAAACTTATCAACCGCACGCACTAAAGCCAACCTATCCCCAACTTGCCTATATAGTGTAAACTCGGGATCGCTTCCTATGGTCAACTTGTTATTGTCTAACATAGCCACAAATAAATAAGTATCAAGCTATTGCAAGACTAGGGGTTTTATACTTCCAGAATGTTATTTTATTATTCTTGGTTTAGTCCTCTAGCCTTGCCCGCCTGTCCTGCGGTCTAGCTGTCTTGGATTTGGCTTTTTGCCTCTTTCTTTTGACGCTTTTATCTTCTCATGAATTAAATCATATGTCAAGCCCTCTTTTGCTCCCTAATATGGGGATAATCGTTATATTTTAGCCATGAGGGGTAGAAGTTTATAAGCAAATAAAAGCCGATAATCCGGACATATATGATATATGCGGGTTATGACAAAAATTGTGAAAGAAATGGCGTTTTTCCCCATAATATTAGGAGGACGTAAAGCGTTTACGAATGGAGGACGTAAAGCGTTTGGTACACCAGCAGACAGCCGAGGCTTGATAGTGAGCTAGCTGTCCATTTTTGTCCTATGATGATAGAGGCAACTACACAATGGAGAGTGTACGAAGCTTTTTCTCACGCTATCATATATGACTAGGTTGGCTACTAGCTACTGGTGCCTTAACCGTAAAACTTGCGGATGAACTCTTTAAAATCATCGTTAAACTTAGATTGTTCGTTTTTCGGTACACTAAAGAAGTTGTTTTGCTGGATCTTGGCTCCTTGAGCGATAGCTTGATGCTTCCAACCAAAGAATTCAGCGAAAGCGTCTAAATATTGCTTCCTAGCTGTCCAGTCGGGCATTTCTATCCCGTCTTTGCCATATAACTTTGTGGCCCTAAGGCCATCAGCGTAGCCCTCTATGACTTGATCGGGTAACTCTTTACCATAGCGCTCTTTAAATGATTTTCCTAAACGCTTCAGATAAACTTGAACCCCTCGGTAGTGTAGTACCTCTGTTGTTGGAGTCTTGGGGGAATAACCGGCATCCTCCAAGGCCGCCGATTGGGTTTTAAACTTGCCAGAAAGCAGATTATTGACTGCCTTGACCTGCTTGTCTTTCGGTTCTATTTCGTACGGCTTATTCACCGTTCTCTTTCGTGGTAAAAGCTTCAATTTTGGGACCATCGTTTTTAATTATAGCTTCTCCGAATATTGACTTGCACTGTTGGTGTCTTTTCCCTAATGACCTAACTACTGAGGGCCTACTTACTCCAAATGCACTAGCTATTTGTCTGATTGAAGGCTTTTCCCCTTGAGGCGAGCCTTCCATCCATTCGGAGATCTTGTTTAGCTCTTGTTCCGTTAACTTCCGTTTATGTTTCATTTAAAGGCTGATTGCCCTCCCTTAAACCTAAGCTTTCTCAAGCTCCTTCTCAACATCATAAGTGCTAACCTGATCCGGATGTAATTTAAAATATGCGGGATTAACTTTATTGCCGAGATAAGGTTGTTCCAAATCCGACCCATGTTGATCCCGTTGCTCTTGGATTCTATGGAGCCTGTTAACGCTTGAGATACGGTACTTTCTTCGTATATTCTGATTTTCCTGCCCTTCTTTGGCCTGACAGGATTTACATGGAAGAATTCCGTAAATGTTTGAGTTTTCCGCTTCATTTTGACACCCCCTCCTTGGACATTTCATGCTTTTTAATTATACCCTCAACCGAGAAATCTCGCTCTGTTTCTTTCCCAATCTCAACCTCCTCTGGACTCGGCGCCCTAACTATATTCCCAGCCTTATCAAGATTTAGCATGTTTTGGCTCGATACCTCCTGCCCTCCCCGGATTGGTAGGTAGAAGAGTTCGCCATTCTGGTCCACACCAACTATTCCTAATAGTAAGTAATTTTTCATGCAATTCTTTTAACTCATCTAATGACCAAACGTGATAAATCAAGGCACGAGCTTCCAGCTTTTCGTAGTAGCCTTTGCCAAAATGTTTGTTTATAAAGTCTTTCCATTCTAGAGAGTGATATGTATAGTATTGATGGCGGCCTGAGCTTAGGGTCACGACATTATCTAGGTCAAAGGCTGTAGCCTTGTAGCTCCTTGAGATAATGTGCGCTCCTTGCAAATTTTTAGTCGTCTTTGTCTCAATACAACCTCCATCTCTTAACCGGACAATCTCTGACACCAATTTGAAACACTTGTTTTTCCAGTAACCTTTTCGGCTAAAACATGCCCTACCTTTCTTTAAGGTCATGCTTCTCCATTTTATAACCGATCAGACATTCGGTGGTAATAATACTCGTGGCAACGGTAACTGCGTTCTGAAGCGCTAACCTGACGACCTTGGCAGGATCAACTACACCCGCAGTGGTTAACGGTTTGATTGAACCGCTGTTGACTTCGTATCCTAAATCCAACTCCTTACTCTGCCTGATTTTATGAACCGCTTCATTGATTAAATCATTTGGCTCGCCTGAGTTGAGCATCAGCTTCCTTACCGGCTGTTCCATCAACTCTAACAATAACTTCTCTCCCTCGTTTGCTCCTTTCAAAACCTTGCCCATCTGAAGGAATATTGAACCACCCCCAACCACAATTCCCTCGTCTCTCGCGGCAGTAGCGGCCCCCACAGCGTCTTTAACCCGTTCTATCTTCTCTCTGCTATCTATCTCTGTCTTGGCCCCAACTTTAATTACGGCTACACCAGTTGACATTCGAGCTAAACGCTCTTCAATCAATTCTCTTAAGAAAGGGGACTTCTCGCTGTCTCTCTGACTACGCAGGTCTTTGATTCTCTCCTCGATCGCCTTCTTGTCTCCTTTGCCTCCAATGATAACAGTAGTGTCCTTGCTTACCACAACCTTACTTGCCCTTCCAAACCAACTTTTGTCGCTGC